CCGCTATTCTCGGTCTGCCTACTTTTGGTTCATCTTTGCGTATTCGCCAGTTTTTCAACTGCCAATGCGCAGGGTCATAGATACTGTCCCAGTCCCCGCCCCACGTAATTTTTATATTACGTTTGCGGGCAACTTCTTTTCCTATTGTCCCAATTATGTCCCATTCTTTTCTAGAAAGCTGCCAATAACGTGTGGCGTGCACGATATCAATCGCGCATCCCCATACATGACTTCCGTTCTTGCCTTTAACTTTACTCCTGCCCTTTTCGTAGAGTTCGTTTTGACGTTCTTCTGTCCGCAACATTTCATACGCTATAACTGGTATGTTACGCGCTTTGCATGCTTGCAGCATTGCTTTCCAGAACGCCACAATTTCTGGGTGTACACCCTCAAATTGTACTTCTGTTTGAATTCTTTTTACGTCTTTACGCTTCAGGGCAGGGGCGTCTGCTAATGCATACGCCGCAGCCGTATAATCCTTACTTTTGGTTTCGCCTTGGAACCATGTTTGCACACGGCCCCATAACGACTTCCATCTTGCTGGCTTATACGGCTTCCGTTGCTCCTGTTGCATCGTCGCCCTCTACTTGCTCACTTTGTGCCTCCGGCACTGGCTCTTGCGCTGTTTTAACATTGCTTTGAACCTGCTGACGCAGTTTTGCCAGTTCCTCACGTTCCGCAGCCATTGCAGCGTCTCTGCGCTGTTCATTTAACTTGACCCACTTCATCATACGCGCAAACTCATCGTTATTGCGTACGCGTGGCTCAATATTTACATAACTGTCTTTGTCGCTTGGTGCGATCCGTTGATCTAAATCACGGATGTTCACAAAGACTGCTGCGTTTTTTTCTGCTTTAATCTGTACCCAGCTGCTTCCCGCTGCTGTGTACTCAATGGTCACTTTGTCGTCCGCTGCGCCTTGCAACACTGCGTTTTCCATTTTTTCGTTATCTGCTGCCCAAACTTCAATTTTTGAGTTTGCGTTCACTTGAAAACTCACGCGCTTCGCTTTGTTGCTTTCAAATGAAATAACATCGCCTGCTTTTACCTGTTGCCATTCTGACAACGACCCATTTTTAAAATGTTTCATTCGTTTCACTCCTGTTTGTTTAAAATGGGCGGCAGGTGGGAGGGCCCACCGCCCGTCACATTACTTTTCAATGCGATCTGCATCTACCAAGTCTGTGATTGCCTCATAATCCGACGTTGCATCTGCCTCTAGCAGACGTTCGCCAAATACTGTATTGCCCGTTATTTCCATGTCTGAAATACACGTAATCTCAAAAGCGTCCGCGACTTGGTCGCTAAACACTTTTTTGTGCAAACTATCCACCAGATAAAAATCTGCTGATAGCGTTGGATCAGTTGTTTCAACCGTCCAAATCTTCGCTCTATCTTCGTCGAACGCGTCGTTTGCAGGTCGAAAATATTTACCGCCTACGTTCACCATGTCTCGCATCCATTCATGATTTAATGGTGCGTAACCAAACGTTCCGTCTGGTGTGCTATGGTTTACGTCCAAGTGATCGTTCTTGACCACTGACACGGATTCTGGGTCAAGGTAATCCCTAAGGTAGTTAGGTAAATTATCTGTATCCGTTTCATATAAGAAATAATCCTTCTTACGTTCCCACAACTGCTCTGGCACGATTTCCGCCGTTATCATAATTACGCCGCCCGTGTTCATTTGTGGTGTCCGAATGTTCAAATCTACAGTTGCGTAACCGTTCGTCACGCTTGTATCCAAGTTTGCTGCATCCGTTGCATACCGCTGATTGTATCCAATCATTGTCTGCTGTTTTGCTAACAATATCGGTTGCTTCATTGTTTCTTCTGGAACGCGAATACCTTCCATCAACAAATCAATAATATGTTCGTCGTCTACACCGTCGTACATACTACGCAATTTTGCAAACGCTGCCGTTTTCTTAGCTTGCTCAATGTCTGCCAGTGACATTGTTGCATTTCCGCCCTGACTCAATTCTGCATAAATGTCTTCAAACAAATACACTGAGCCTTCGTCTGTTATATCTGCCCCTGGCATTGCTGGTGCACTAGAGGCGCCTGGTGTACTATCATTTGCAGCTGTACCGCCCGCGCCTGTATCAATCCAATTTGGTGCTTTGATTGGTGCTTGAAACGTCAGACCGTTTAACGCTACTTCTCCATCTATCAACTTTTGGTCAAAATCTGGTACAATGTGATTATTGTCCAATGACCAAAACGCTTCAGCCAAACGATGGTCAAACGCATTGCGCAACGGCAATGATGCTGACCGCGCTTTACGACGATGGTTCACAATTGCGTTATAAGCCTCTACAACTGTATTGTTCACATACTGTGTTTCTATGTGAATCCCCATTGTTTGATAAAATTTATCTAAACCTGAAGCAGCTCCTGTCGCCCCTGAAGGTACTCCGTCAAACTTTACCGCTGTTGATCCTGTAGTTACACTTGACGTTTCTACGTTATAATACTTATTTTTTTCAAAAAACGGCACCACACTGCCGCCAATGCCTGTTTCGCCTTTGTACGATCGGTTCAATTCTTCCATTGATCCGTTAAATCGTTCAAACGCTAACATTGGTACGTAATGTGCCATTACGTTAACCATAATGCCATTCATCAACAGCTCTGCTGTTTCCATCATTTCAATGTTAACGCGTACTCGTCCCCGCTTAACTGCGTCTTCGCGCAGCATCGGAATATACTTCACCGGCAGGATTTTTCCTGCATCTGCTGATGTTAACACGCGACCGCGATCGCGTCGCGTGCTGCGTTGAACTGTAATTGGTGTGCTAGGCACCATTTCTGTCATTCGCATTTTACTTTTTCCTTTTTATGCGTTTCATCATGGCAACAAACTTCTGCCGTACTTTTTTGCATTTATTGCACTTCAATTTTTTGGCCAACCTAACGTTGCATTGCTTCCGCTTCTTGAAAATACGCCTCGGTTTAAACCTAATGGATCGCGCGGAAAACCGACGCCGCCCCATTCTAAATCCAATCCTTCTTGTGCTGCCTTGCTTGCCGCTGCATCCATTCCAACTCCTGTTACCAGTTCTGTTGGTCCTGTCTCTGTTAGTTCTGGATTTAAAATTGCATACATCTGCTTTGTATTTTGATCGTAGACAATTTTGTATTTTGGTATGGCTTCATAACTTTCTGCTGGTACATACAAAGGCTTTCCATCACTTCCTGTTACTGGCTCGCCATTGCTGTCCATCAATTGTACGCTTTGCGGTCCGTCAAACGATTGTTTTCCTATGGCCGCTGTTTGTTTCTTTGTAAAAATTGTTCCTGCAATCATGTTTTCTATGCTTGCTTGTTTTTCTCGTTTATTAAGCTCCTGTATTTCTTCATTATATTTGTCGATCGGTGCTTGTCGCACCGCGTCAAATATTCCTGCTGCTGCGTTTCCAAAAGCTGCGGCTTTTGAAATCACTGGCAGTCCTGTAAAACCTTGTCCGCCTGTTGCGCGCAATACCGTTAACGGATTTAACCCTGCGCGTTGCGCTGCGTTTCTCATTCTGACAAACTGATTGTCCTGATCCGCTATTGCTTGTTTGCGTTGTTGTTTTGCTGACATGTATGATGCTGCTGCCCCTACAATCGCTTGCGTTGTCGCTGACGCTCCAGCCGCTCCTAACAATGGAGCAATAAATCCAAACATTTTACATTCCTTTTATTAGTGGGGCGTATAAACATACGCTTGCAATCAGGCCCATTACTACGCCTGTTGCTAAATCTTTGCC